CAAAGATAGAAAAGGCATCAGACGCCGCGGGACTTAGCCAAAATTGGACAGTCCCAGGTGGCAAGAACACCACCACGTCTGATGCTAAAATCAGTGTAGCAGATATCTTCCGCTTTGTCAAGGAACACAACGGGGACTTCGAATCCGACAGTAAAACGCCTACTGACTTCAATCCAAAGTCGGTTGATCCAATGTTTCTGAATGATGACGGAACCCCGAAGCAGTTCTACCATGGGGCGAAGCGCAACGGCGGTTTCACGACATTCCGGGACTGGCAGTATTTCACGGCGAAGGAATCATATGCGCGGAGATATGCAGAACGCGGCAATCCCAACGCAATGTACGCTGTCTATCTCACGGCAGACAAAGTGTTCGATACGCGCAACAGCCGGGCCGCCGCCATCTTCAACGAAATCCGGCAGGAGTATGGGCTGGGCAAGCTGCAGGAGAACGGGCTGCCGGACTGGACGGACGGATACGACATCACAGATTATCTGAGTGAACATCCGGAGCTTGGATATGACGCGGTCGTGCTGGACGAGGGAGGTGATCTGGTCAATGGGAAGCCGGTGAGCAGGGGCGTCAGCATTGTCATCCGCGATTCTTCGCAGGTAAAGTCTGTAACGGATAACATCGGCACGTTCAACCCGGGGAACAAGGACATCCTGTATTCCGACCGCGCTCCATTGACGACCGAGCAGGCGGAGGCGGAGAAACAATTCGGGACGACAACGGACTTCAACGAGGCTGGCGAGCTAAGAAAGCCGTCCGAGGTGGCGAGATTCCGGTATTCTGAGCGCGTCACGGACAAGAAAACGCTGGACTTCCTGAACCGGCAGAAAACCGTCAAGACCTACAAGACCATGCAGCTCGTGGACGGGAAGCTCTATCCTCCCATGGCGGCGCGGACGAATGGTCAGTACGAGGACTACAGCGTTCTCGGACAGTGGGAGCAGGCGACGGAGCATCCGGAGCTGGTCCGGGACGGAAAGTACAAGCTCGACAAAGGCAAGGGGCAGGGAAGCCTTTCCGCTGCGTACAATCCCTATATGCACTCCTCGAACCTCGTGCTCAACGACCAGTTCAGCGGCGCGTATGCGCGTCCGAACCTCGTTACCGTAGAATGTGAGGTGCCGGTCAGTGAGCTGACGAGCGGCTACCGCGCAGACGGTGCAAAGGACGCGGTCGGCTGGCATGCGTGGCACACCGGCACTGTGGCGGGGCAGCTCCGGGCAAAGACCGGAACAGAGCGGCAGGTGCTGCTCTCCAGATGGATCAAGCCTGTTCGGATTCTCCCCGATGCAGAGGTCGCGCGGATGTATAAGCGCCTTCTGGGCGGAACGGACATCGCTGTCCCGGACAACGTCGTAACGCCGTCTCTGCTGCGCGAGCTGCGCAAGGCTGGCGTGAGCATCAAGGAGAGCGGACGAGTCACAGCGCGGAATGCGCAGGAGGGCGCGAAGTTCTCCGACCGAGATAGCAGCGAACAGAAGAGTATCAAGGATCAGATTCGGGCGAACGCTGCGGCACTGTCCGAAATGAAGAGTGTAGCAAACATCCGCGCAGACCTCCGCGGCATGAACATCAAGGAGAAACGGCAGTGGGCGGAGAATGTTCTGAAGTCGTCCGGCTATCGTGTTGACCGGCAGGCCTTTGGCGTGATCGCGTTCGAGCCGCGGCACATCAACGAGGGACTGAACTACCTCAGCGATGACGGCGAGATCGCTGCCTTTGCAGCGCTTCCACAGCTCCTGAAGCGCGGGAAGATCATCGACGTACACAACAACCACAAGGGGCGGGACTTCGGGACCGTGACGATTGCCGCGCCGGTTGAGATCAACGGCGTTCGCGGGAACATGGCTGCCGTTGTCAAGAGAACCGGGAAAGACCACTACCACACGCACAGAATCCTGATGCCGGATGGCTCCGCATTTGAATTTTTGGTACAAGAAAACACAGAGCCCAAACCGGCGGGGGCCTTATCCGAAACGGATACGCATGCCACACCAATGGACCCTGTGTCTGAAAACAGGATAGCACAGAACGACCCCACTGTCAAGAGGCAGGAGCGCGACATCACCATCACGCCCGCGGAGATCCTCGACGAGATCAACCTTGATGCAGTGAAGGGAACGGCTGCTTATGATGCGCTGCGGGACTATAAGAACGCTCTCGCGGAGCGCGAGGACATCCGGCAGAAGCTCGAAGCGCAGCAGGACCTTGCCCAGAACAGCCCCGCCGGGGAGCGGGTCAAGGCGAAGAACCGCGCAGACATCTACCAGAAGCAGTTCGACCGCGCAGATACGAAGGTCAAGCAGCTCCGCCGGAACACGGCGCTGCGGCAGTTCGTCGAAAGCGAGATGGCCTATGTCAACGGGCGGCAGGACGCGCTGAACCAGGCGGACGCCGCACAGGGCCGCTACACCGAACGGTTCGAGCAGCGGCTGGAGGAGGCTTACCAGATCAACCGGACCGTGCAGGAGCGCTATGCTTCCATGGCGCAGCAGTACGGAACAATCCCCGTGGGCGAGACCCCGGCCAGAACCGTCGCCGTGCCCAAACGGACGGAGAAGGGAAACCGGGTATCGCAGACCGTACGGACGGCGATGGAGGCGCGGGCAACCACGGAGGCGGGCGTGCGCGCACTCAAGAAGGCCGTGGTCGAGGGGAACTTCTCCTACCTGCCAATCACGGACAAGGCGGCGGGCAGCAAGGCGACGGAGACCATCAAGGACAAGGGCTACCAGAAGGCGCTGGCGGACTGGACGGTCAGCATGTCCAAGGGACATCCCGGCAAGGACGCTGTGGCGCTGGGCTTCCAGCTCTACAACCAGGCAGTGAACAGCGGCGACACGAAGACGGCGGTGCAGGTGCTCACGGACTTGGCATCCCGCGTGCGCGAGGGGGCGCAGATGGTGCAGGCGGTGCGGATGCTCAAAAAGCTCTCACCGGACAACCAGCTCTATTCCGTGCAGCTCAGCCTAAAGGCACTGCAGGAGGATGTCGACGGGCGCTACGGTAAGAAGGCGCCGAAGCTCAAGCTGAACGAGGCGCTTGTGAACAACTTTCTGGAAGCGGAGAACGAGGCGCAGAAGGAAGCAGCACAAAAGGCAATCTATCGTGATATTGCTTCCCAGCTTCCGCACACTTTTATGGATCGCTGGAACAGTTGGCGCTACCTTTGTATGCTCGGCAATGCGCGGACACACGTCCGGAATATCCTCGGCAACGCGGGCTTTGTTCCTGTACGCCGCATGAAAGACGCCGTTGCGCTTGGCATCGAGGCTGCATACTCCAAAGCGAAGGGCGGAAACGTGGAGCGGAGCAAGGGATTCGTTTCGCCGAACAGCGACCTCTACAAGCTCGCCAAGGCGGACTACGAGAACATTGCAGACCTCATCACGGGCGGCGGCAAATATAACGACGCAGCAAGCGGGATCGAACGCATGAAGTCTGCCTTCGGCGAGAAGGGCGTGTGGAAATATCTCAGCAAGATCGCTGACGCGAACAGCTTCGCACTGGACGCGGAGGACGTGTGGTTTTCCAAGCCTGCCTATGCGCAGTCTCTCGCAGGCTACCTCAAGGCAAACAAGATCACAGCAGAACAGTTCAACGCCGATGAAGCGATCCGCGACAAGGCGCGCGCCTACGCAGTCAAGGAGGCGCAGCGGGCGACGTACCGAGACTACAACGACTTCTCCAACTTCATTGCGAAAGTCGGACGGACGAAGCGCGGCGGCGGCACAACGGCGAAGGTGGCAAGCACGCTGATGGAAGGCGTTCTGCCGTTCCGCCGGACGCCTGCGAACATTCTGGTGCGCGGCGTGGAGTATTCGCCCATCGGGCTGGCACAGGGCATCTACCAGGCGACGCGCGGCGTCAAGACCGGGAAGTACACAGCGGCACAGGCCATCGACCGCATTTCCGCCGGTCTGACCGGCACGGCGCTGGTGGCGCTCGGTGCGCTCCTGACAGCGCACGGAATCCTGACGCCGCCGGACGATGACGATGACAAGCAGGCGGGATTTGACAAGCTGCGCGGGGCGCAGAGCTACGCGCTCAAGCTCGGCAAGACCTATGTCACCGTGGACTGGCTCGCCCCGGAGGCGCTGCCCGTGTTCGTCGGCTCGCAGCTCTCCAAGCTTTTCTCCGGAGACAGCGAAGGAGGCCTGAAAGCACTCTACAGCGCGCTCACGACCATCTCCGAGCCGATGCTTGAAATGTCCATGCTCTCAAGTCTGCAGGACGTCATCGAGAACGTATCCTATGCGGACGGCAAGCTCATGGCGATTCTTTCCACAGCAGCGACAAACTACCTGACGCAGGCGTTCCCGACGCTCGCCGGACAGATCGAGCGGATTGCGGAATCGGAGCGTGAGACGACATTCGCCACGGAGGACAGTGCGCTGACAAAGGATCTCCAGTACATCCTTGCGAAGATCATGAACAAGACACCTGGTGAATTCCAGCAGATCCCCTACATCGACGCATGGGGACGGCATGAGGACACCGGAACGGTGCTTGCACGGGCGTTCAACAACCTGCTCAATCCGGCTTATCTCTCCTACGACAAGTCGGAGCCGTTCGAGGACGAGCTGCAGCGGCTCTATGACCTCGGCTACAGCGACATGCTTCCACAGCGCGTCAAGCAGAGCCAGAAGGTCGAAGGTGAGACGCTGACGCAGGACCAGTACGTCACCTTCGCGGAGACGAAGGGCAAGACGCAGTATGAGGCGCTCAAGGGCATCATCGGCAGCTCCTGGTATCAGGAACTGAGCGACGCGGCCCGCGGCGACCTGCTCAGCATGGCGTACAGCTATGCGGACGGCGTTGCGAAGCTCAAGGTCAACAAGGACGCGGACGTGTCGAAGTGGATCCGGGAGGCGCAGGCAGCCGTCGAGGACGGCGGGGACATCTCCGAAATCCTCCGGGGAAGGCTGGACGAGGACGTCATCGACTTCCAGACGGCAAACCCGCAGTACGCGGACCTCAGCGACAACCAGATTCATGGATATCTCGAATACTGCGAACCGGTGGGCGTACCGCTGGACACGGTATACAACGCCGCGCAGACGTGCAAGAATTTCGAGGGCGACAAGGACAGCGACGGGAAGACCATTTCCGGAAGCAAAAAAGAGAAGGTCGTGGACTATATCCAGGGACTTGGCCTCAGCAGGGAGCAGGAGAAGGCGCTCTGGGACGCGCTCAAGGGGAACTGGAAGGACACGGACACGCCCTGGGAATGACAAACAAAACAGGGGACCCCGCGCGGCCTGCCGCGTGGGGAAAGGAAGAATCGGAACGCTTAGACCCTCTCCGCCCGCAAGGGCGGAAAGGGTCGGTGCGATTCCGCATTCTGACGCCGGGTCCGGGGGTAGAACTCCGGGCCGCCTTTCCTGTATGCTGAACGAAGACGAAGGAGGGAGAAAGGCATGATCCAAATCAGCGCGGACCGGCAGAGGGCGCGGTGCGTCCGGTCGGCGAATGAGCGCATTACCACGGGCCTGACGGGAAAGGCCGTCACATTCCGCTTCGGCACGGGCTGGGAGAACGTCACGGCCCGGACGGCGGTCTTCGAGGGCAGCGGCGTCACAAAGGACTGCCTCATCGAGAACGGGGAGGCGGTGATCCCGCACGAATGCCTCACGGTGCCGGGCGGGGTGCTGCGCTGCGGCGTCTACGGCGTCGAGGGAGACAAAAAGACGCCGACCGTCTACGCGGAGCTCGGACAGATCGAGCGGGGCGCGGATCCCAGCGGGGACACGTCCACGGACCCGACGCTCGCCGTCTGGGCGCAGATCCTCGCAAGGATGGGCAGCCTCGACGACCTCACGACCGAGGCGAAGAACACCCTCGTCGCGGCCATCAACGAGGCGGCCAATTCGGGCGGGGGCGGCGGAGACGGCGGCTATCTCTGGCGGCCCACGGTGAGCGCGGCGGGAGAGATCAGCTGGGAGCGGTCCAAGTCCACCACGGCCCCGGCGGCGGAGAACATCAAGGGGCCCAAGGGCGACCAGGGCGCAAAGGGCGAGACCGGGGCCAAGGGCGAGACCGGCGCGCAGGGGCCGACAGGACCGCAGGGCCCCGCAGGCCCACGGGGAGAGACGGGCGCAAAGGGCGAGACCGGGCCGCAGGGACCGGCAGGACCGGCAGGCTCCGACGCCAGCGTGACCAAGGCGAACATCACCGCCGCCCTGGGCTACACGCCGGAGGATGCGGCAAACAAAACGACCGCCCTCTCCGCAAGCTCCACCAATACGCAGTACCCCGGCGCAAAGGCCGTGTGGAACGCAATCCCGCATCCGGAGGCCAAGACGGACGCCATGACCCAGGCCGTGGGCAAGGACGCAGACGGCAAGCTGTGGACCGCGCCCGGGGGCGGTGGAGGGTCAAGCGGCATCGAGCTGGTGTATACCTGGACTGCGGACGGGACGACCATGTCGGCAATAAATGACCTGACGATCTCGCCGGGCAAGCTGTATTTTTGCGAGACGATCGTCATCAATAATGCCGATTTGACCGCCAACGTTACAACGCCTATTGTAAACGTCAAGATCGGGTCGGAGGGGAACACATATACCGGGATGATAGTGGGGACGGTCACCGGACAACAAAAGTACTCGACCTTACAATCCAGGTGGACGTTTTTTGTGTTTGGGGGGACGATTCACTCGGTGTCCGACCGGACGCAAAACTCGCAAAACGTCCCGACAAATAGCGCGTACAAAGCAAACAAAATATACATCTACTCCGCAACATCCGGCGTCAACATCATCAGCGGGACAACCGTCAACATTTACAAAATGGGGTGAGCAAATGAAGATCAGCGAAAACGGAGTGATCCGGGACATGACCCCGGCAGAAGAGGCGGAATACAACGCCATGCTGGCCGCGCAGCCTGCGCCGGAGCCGACGGCGGAGGAGCGGCTGGAGGCGTTGGAGGCGGCGATGCTGGAGCTTGTGATGGGAGGCACAGAGTAAATGGTACAGTTTTTGGTCTTGCAGGTGCGGATGGGGCGCATCACCCTGGCTCAGGTGCCCGCAAAATACCGGGAGGCCGTCCGGGCCGCCCTGAACGCATAAGGAGGGACAAGCCATGCAGATCACAGAGGCCATCTGCACCGCGAACAGCCGGTACAGGGCAAACCAAAGGCTCACGCCGCGGGGCGTGGTGCTGCACTCCATCGGCACGCCGCAGCCGAGCGCGCAGGTGCTGCGGGACTACTGGCAGCGGAACGGCTCGCCATACCTCGTCCATTATATGGTGGACGACCGGCAGGTGCTGCACTGTATGCCGGACGACCGCAAGTGCTGGCACGTGGGAGGGCCGGGCAACGACAAATGGCTCGGCATTGAGATGGGCGAGCCGCGGGAGATCACCTACACCAGCGGGGCGCGGTTCACCGTCGGGGATCTGGAGGCGGCGCGGAGCTACACGCTCCGGACCTACAAAAATGCCGTGTGGCTCCTGGCCCAGCTCTGCCGGAGGTACGGCTGGGACCCCTACACGTGCATCGAGACCCACTACGACGTGACCAGGCGGGGCCTCAGCAACACGGACCACGTGGACCCGCAGCACCTCTGGGACGGCCTGGGCCTGGGCATCGATCTTGCCAAGCTCCGGCGGGACGTGGCGGCGGAGTTGGGCAGCGCAAGCCCGGCCCCGGCGGACGAGCACCCCACGCTCTCCAGGGGCAGCTCCGGCAAGGCCGTGGTGAGGATGCAGCAGCTCCTCATCCGGGCGGGCTACAACTTCGCGCCCTGGGGCGCGGACGGCATCTTTGGGGACTATACGGACAGCATCGTCCGGGCTTTCCAAAGCAAGAGCGGTCTGAGCGCCGACGGCATCTGCGGGAGGCTCACCTGGGCGGCGCTGGAGGCCGCAGGGACCGCGGCGGGCAGGACCGGCAGGCTGGTCCGCATCAAGGCACAGAGCGGCCTCAACGTCCGCAGCGGCCCCGGGACGGGCTACGGCGTGGTCAAAACACTGGCCTATGGCGGCGCGTACACCATCGTCGAGGAGCGGGACGGCTGGGGCCTCCTCAAGGCCTACGCGGACCGGCGGAACGGCTGGGTGTATCTGGCTTACACGGAGGAGGTGAAGTGAATTGTTTTCGGAAATCGTGACCACCGCCTCCGGGCTCGTGTGCCTGCTCACGCTGCTGTCGCTGCTCATCAAGCCGGTGCGGGAGTGGCTGCTCGGCATCAAGGAGCAGCGGAAGAGCACAAAGGAGCAGCAGGAGGGCATAAAGTGCCTGCTCCGGGCGGAGATCGTCCGCCTGTACTACAAGCACCAGGACAGAGAGAGCCTGCAGGAATACGAATGGGCCATGCTGGACGCGTGCTATCAGGCGTACCGCCGCCTGGGCGGCAACTCGTTCATCGTGAAGCTGTACGAAGAAATGAAGGAATGGAGCATCGTCCGATAGGAGGGGCGTACTTATGATTGATTTTGGTATTGCGACCGTGGTGGCCATCACCGTGCTGTGCTATCTTGTGGGCCAGGCGGCGAAGGCGACGAAGCTGGACAACAAGTGGATTCCCGTCATCGTCGGCGTGTCCGGCGTGGCCCTGGGCCTCCTCGGCCTCTACACGGGCATGGTGGACTTCCCGGCCACGGACCCCATCACCGCCGCTGCCGTTGGCGCGGCATCCGGGCTGGCGGCTACGGGCGTGAATCAGGCAATCAAGCAGCTGAAGGAGTAATACTATGCCGGTCATCCGCGACATTCCGGTCTACGCTGTGCGGGAGCGCGACGGGAAGATCAAGCGTCTCCTGCAATCGCCGGACGCGGAGCTGGTGTCGCTGGTGACCGGTCTCGTCAACCTCACGGAGGCGGAGAAAACTGCGGTCGATCTCTGCCTCCGGCGCGGAATGACGCAGGAGCAGGCGGCGGAAACGCTCGACTGCAGCGTCGAGGCAATCCAGAAATGGAGCCGGAGCGCGAAGAACAAGCTCTGGACGGTATGGTCCGGGCGATGGTGGATCCGGAAGCTGATGGAAGAATGAAAGCAGCCCCTGCGGGGGCTGCTCTTTTTACGCTCTTTTTACGGTTCTCGTCCGTGGCGGTTTTGCCTCCCAAATGGCACACTGGACATAGACCGGAGGTGCACATCCGGGACTACAGAACCGAAAGGGGCACATACCATGGAAATCAATGAAAAGCAGGGCAGCTCCGGCGTGGCGAAAGCCGGTCTGACCACGGGCATCATCGGCACGTCCCTCGGCGCGCTGGCCGGTCTCGGTGAGCTGACCGGCTGGGGCAGGCGCTGCGCTCCGGTCGATGCGGCGGCATCGATGGCGGCTCCGGCGCTGGGCGCAGCGTTTGCTGCGATGGTCGGGAAATCGGGCTGTAGCGAGGATCACACGGTGAACCGCTATGAGCTGGCGCAGGAGCAGGAGATCGCCAAGCTGCGCAGCGAGATCGCCCTCCGGGACGCCAACACCTACGGCGACCAGAAAATGCTCGAAATGTACAAGTACATCGACGGGCAGTTCAAGGACATCCGCGAGGAGCTGTGCGGGCAGAAGGTCGTCAATCAGGCGAACAAGGACAGCTTCCAGCTCGTCAGCGAGCGCCTGATGGGCGTGAAGTCCGAGCTGGAGTGCCAGATCCACCGGGAGCGCGACGAGCGCAAGTGCGCCGACAACTCCATCGTGACGTACACCAACGCCACCTTCTATCCGAAGATGGTCGCGGACATCACGACCGGAACCGGCACCACGGCGCAGAGCACCTACAATCCGCTGCCGTGCGACTGCTGCTGCAAGTGACCGACAAGGCGGGGAGGGCGACCTCCCCGCGCACATAACAGGAGGGCTGTATGGTATCCATGGAACAGATCAAGGGCGGGCTGACGCGCTATCTTGACGCGGAATTCGCGCCGAAGCTGCCGCGCGGCGACTTCGCGCAGAACATCCGGGCAGGCGGGGCCGTTGCCTGGTGCGTCTACGCCATCCGCCGCCTCGACGCGCTGCTGCCCGCCTGGGCGGCGAAGGCCGGGCTGGACAGGCTGGGGGCCATCGACGGGGACGGGAACGTGGACCTCGACGGACTGCTGGAGGCGGTGCGCCCGCAGATCGGCCCGGAGGGCATGGGCATTGAGGTGCCCGTGCTGGGCAGCATCACGCTCTACCCGGCGGACCTGGACACCCTGGCCCGGTACATCAAGGAGGCATAACATGATTACGACACAGGACGTGCGTGCGGAAATCGACGAGCTGATGCAGGGGAAAATGTCCTGGCAGTCGCTGGAGCGGCTGAACCTGCTGCTGCACGTCGAGCACCGGATGAAATGCCGCGAGGCCGCGCCGCTGGACATGGAGACCGCCCGGGAATGGACGGTGCACATGGTCAACAGCGACGGGAGCCGCGGGCCGCGCTGGTCCGAGGAGGAGACCCGGCAGGTCATGGCGCAGCGGGGCTGGAGGCTGGACGAGGCGGCCTTCTACGCCGTCATGAATTCGCTCTGGTCCGACTACGGCGCGACCATCCAGCGCCGGGGCATGGACAGCACGGACCTCTGGGCCGACCTCGCCCGGGACTGGCTCTGCGACGAGGACGCCAGGAGGGACAAGGCGGCCAGGTATTACGCGGACATTGTGGAGCACTGAAAGAGGAAATGGCAATGGAGCAGAGGCCATTGCCATTTTCGTTGCCGTTTTCATTGCCATTTTTTATTTGAGAGCTACGAAAACGGGCGTATAAACGATAAAATATGCGGATTCGTATTCGCAGAATCGGGCGGAAATGTTGGAAAAGTTCTGATATAGGCAGAAAAACACCGAACATTCAGTGAATGTTCGGTGAATTGTTTTGGTGACCCGTACGGGAATCGAACCCGGATGAAAAGTGCGAAAACGCTTGGAATCATGCGGGTTATTTTTATTCATTGCCATTTTCGTTGCCATTTTTGAAAAATGCGCCCATCTGGGCGGCGTATTTTTTTGAATCGGCGTTGGCAAGGTGCGTGTAGATTTTGTGCATGGTGGCGTAGTCATCCCAGCCGCCGACTGCGGCGGTGTACTTCTCCGGCAGACCGAGGTGGTATGCGAGGCTGGCGAAGCTGTGGCGCAGGCCGTGGACGCCGACGAGCGGGAGGCCGAGGCTGCCGCACACCTTATTTGTAACCTTGTAAAGGTATTCCTTCGAATGTGTATAGACGCGCTCGGTGCTGCGCGCGGCGTTCGCTTCGGCAAGCTCCAGGAGGCGTGGGATCATCACCGGGACATCGCGCCGCCCGGCTGCGGATTTGTTCGTTTGCTTATCGACAAGCTTTCCCTCCTCGTTCAGGACGGACGCGCCGCGGACGCGGATCACGCGGTTCTTCCGGTCGATGTTGCCCCAGGTCAGCTTGAGGATTTCGGAACGGCGGAGGCTGTGCAGCGCGAGCAGCGCACCTGCCTCTACGGGCTTCCCCCGCATTCCATCCAGGAACAAATGGATCTGGTCCGGCTCCAGGAACGGGTGCTCCTTCGGGACCACTTCTTCCAGATTTACAGAGACGGGCCGCCCGGTCGCTTCACGAATGGCGGAGGCAATCGTGCACCAGGCGTTCTGAACCGTCTTCGGAGAGACTGGTGTGCCGCGCCGCGTGATGATCTTGTACTCGGCGTTCACCGCGCGCTGAAAGTCTGCATCCGTCAGACGGCAGACGGGGCGGTCCATGATGCTTTGGAACCGGTTCTTCTGGTCCGAGCGATAGCCGCGGACCGTAGACGGGGAGCGGACGGCGCGCGCCTCGATGTACCGGTCCATGCATTCGCGGACCGTGAGCGGAGAATCCTTCCGAGACTGTCTGATCCCCGCCTTGACCGCCATGGCTTCGGCCAGGGCGGCTTTTTCTGTTTCGGCGGTGATGGAGACATCTTCACCATTCACCCGGACGCGGCAGTGCCAGGAGCCGGAGGGGAGCTTTCTTGCGGTTGGTGTTTTCATAGGCGGCACCAGGCGAGCCAGAAGGCAGGGCGGACGGAGGCCTCGAAGCCGAGGGACCCGCGGAACCAGCCAGCGCTGCGGTTCAGAATGTCAAAGGCCATCAAAAGCGTAAAAAAAATAACGCACACGGCGAGTGCGATTGTCAGATGCCTGATGCGGCCCTCTGCCTTGGCTAGCTGGGCCTTTAGGGAGGCAATCTGACTTTCGTACAGCTCAACGGTGGAGGCAAGCTGGCGCTCGTAGAGCTCACAGGTGGCGGCCAGGGTGGAGGCGGGTACCATCTCGACGCCCTGCGGGATGTCCTGCGGAATGCCCTGCGGGATGACAGGGGTGTGCCAAGGGCCTGCGGGGGGCTGCATGGCATCCGTCAGGGCGTCCACGATCTCCGGCTTGGGACGGACGCGGCCCTCGATATGATTTCGGATCGTAGAGGACGGGATCCCGGTCTCGCGCTCCAGATCACGCCAGGATTTCCCACTTTTCCGCTTCATCCGCATCAGCTCATTTTCCTGCTCCACGTACTCGCTTCCTTTCCAAGCTGCCCTGCGGAAAACCCGCAGGGTGTGTCACGATTCCCGCACTTGACTGACAAGGTGTGTCAGGCTTACCATGAAGCCACCAAACAAAAGGAGGCGGCACCATGAAAGTGCGGATCACCAAACGATACAAAGTCAAAGTCCGAAAACGCCGGAGAAGGACGCCGCCCGCAGCCGGGGGACGGGGCCGCAGAGACGGCCCCGGATCATCCTTTAGAAACATCTGGAACACGCGGTGTAGCCCTGCGCCTTTGCTTCATTGATATCAATTGGAATTTTACTGTTGCGCAGGTATTGGCACCATGAGCGGTGGTACTTCGAGCCGGTATCGGTAATGTATACAGTGTAGGAAACGCTGCTGGTCTCCTCACTGGAGGACGAATTGGAAGAAGAATCAGAATAGGAAGGCTCCTCGTACACGTGTTCCTGCGTACTGCTTGGCGTTTCGGAACTGTAGTCGCTCGCTGCCTGCTCCCTTCCGGCGGCCAACCCGTCACGATATCCCTCTTCCCACCCGGCGAGGTGTCCGTTTTCGTAACTATCCTTGATTTCTCCTGCGTGCTTGTCCGCCTCGCCTGCCGCACCGTCGGCGAGGCCGTCATCGTATCCGTCGTGATATCCGATGCCGTAATCGTCTTCATGCTCTTCGGCGGCGGCGCGATAGCCTTCGGCATAGCCGCTGCTCCGGGCCCCCTCGGCTTCCTGGCGGGCGCATTGGGCGGAATATGCCATCGCAAGCACACAGGCCGCAAGCGTGACGGAAAGCGCCACTTTCAGTTTCCCCATGCAAACCACTTCTTTCTCTCTATTCCATATACGAATAGTAGCACTTTATCCATAAAAAAGAAAGGCTTGTCGTTAAAATTTGGAGACAGTCACAATTTGGGCTGCCGGAATTGGAGGAAATGCACATGGAAAAAGCCGCAAACCACGCAAATTTCGCGCAGCTCACGGCTGTTTTGAATGGGACGCCATGTCCGAGGGGAATGCTCCGGGCATTACTTGCCGCTCTCACCGCTGAACCACTGCCGCAGGGCAGCGACCACGGAGAGGAGAAAGCGCAGGTCCTCATCCGTTAAATCCTGCCCGCGCGGGACGAGACCGGCGGAATAGAACGCCTCCATCACTTCTTCCACACGGAGCGCCTCTGCATCTTCGGATGCGGGGGCGTTTTCCGTTTCCGGGGGATCGTCGAAGTCATCAAGACGGCAGCCAAGGGCACGAGCGATAGCTTGCATTGTTCCGAGCGTCGGATTCGTTGTGATCCCGGCGGTGAGCTTGCTTATAGTCCCACGCGGGAGACCGGAGCGCTCGCAAAGCTCGTCTATGCTGATCCCCTTTGCTTTCCTTATTTCATTGATTTTTTCAAGACCCATGTTAACACCTCCTTTGTGAATTCCTTTACCGGGATTATATAAAGAGTTGTCCACAATGTCAAGAAAGAAAAGTTCATTTTGTGGAATTTTTTTCAAAGAAAGCTATTGACAAGTTCCGTTTAAGGATATATACTTGGGGCAGAAGTTCCATATGATGAACTTTCAGATGGGAGGTGATACCATGATGATCGAATATCCGAACCTCGCCGGTGAGATTGCCAAGCGAGGTGTAAAGAAACGGGCGATTGCATCGACCCTTGGAATCTCTGAAAAGTCCCTTTTTAACAAGATGTCCGGCTCGGTGGAATTCACGTGGAAGGAAGTCTGCAAAATCCACGACTGTTTCTTCCCGGATAGGGAAAAGGACGAGCTGTTCCGTAGAGCAGAGCGGGACGAGCTGTTTGCGGAGAAGGAGGAGAGGACATGAAGCGGGACGAGGACATCATGAAGCAGATCCGCCGGTACGACCGAAGCCAGAAATTTTGGAGGATCGCGGAGCCCGTGCTGCTGGCGATGGCGATTTTCAACACCTGCGTCTGCGTGGCGTGCGGTATCCTGAGCATTATCATGCTCATACAACGAGGCTGATGGAGTGAGATATGGACAAATTTGAGCAGCAGTCCCTGTTTGACGACAACCCCGCATACAAGGACTTTACGGACAAATTCAAACCAAAGCTGACTACGGACGACTGCTACACGCCGCCGGAGGTCTACGACGCGGTGCGGGACTGGGCCTGCGCGGAGTATGGCATCGACCCCGCCGGGATCGTCCGCCCGTTTTACCCGGGCGGAGACTATGAGCGGCACGAGTACCCGGACGGCTGCACGGTGCTGGACAATCCGCCGTTTTCGATCTTAACAAAAATCTGCGAGTTTTACCTCCAGCATGGCATCCGGTTTTTTCTCTTTGCGCCGGGGCTGACGGCCTTCTCCGGCCGCGCCGTCGTCATGCGGACGACGCACATCGTCTGCGAGGCAAAGATCACCTACGCCAACGGCGCGATTGTGAGCACCGCCTTTGTGACAAACCTGGGCGGGGACGTCATCGCCAGGACGGCGCCGGAGCTGCGCAGGGCCATCGAGGCCGCGCAGAAGCGCGCGAAGCAGACCAAGCAGATGCCGAAATACGAGTATCCGCCACACGTCCTGACCGCCGCCATGCTGCAAAGGTACAGCAAGTACGGCATCGACTTTGCGGTGACGGCCAAGGATTGCATGCCGATCAGCAAGCTGGACGCGCAGGCCGGGGCCGGGAAAACGATCTTCGGCGGCGGGCTGCTCCTATCAGAGAGAGCCGCCGCAGAGAGGGCCGCCGCAGAGAGGGCCGCCACAAAAAAAACCACCACAACAGTCTGGGCGCTGTCGGAGCGGGAGCGCCGCATGGTCGCGGGGCTGGGAGTAGAGCGGGACGAGCTGTTTGCGGAGAAGGAGGAGAGGGCGTAATGCTCTCGACCAAGCGACGAAATCCACAAAAATCAGAAAGGAGAATGGAAATGCCGAGGACACACTTCACCCTGGAGGCGGACCGGCTGCGGGACCTCTCGAAGCTCATCGACCGGTACCGGCGGATCGAGGAGCTGACGAGGGAGGAGCTGGCCAAGCGGCTGGCCATGAGCCCCACGACGCTGTCGGACCGGTTCAAGCGGCACCCGGGGAAATGGACCATCGCCCAGCTCTGGACGGCGGCGGCGGTCCTGCACATCCCGGCGGAGGAGATCGACAAGGCGCTCTGCGCCGGAACAAAGAGGAGGTAGCAAACATGGAACGGCTTGACACCTGGATTTTGCTGGGCTTCGGCGCGGCGGTGCTGCTGATGTGGCTCTTTGCGCTGCTGGACGGGCGGCGGGAGCACATCCGGGCCCTGGAGAAGGAAAACGCCGGGCTGCTGCGGGAGGCGGCGGAGGCCCGCTTCGAGCTCCAGACCATCCGCGCCCGGTACGACGCGAAGCGGGACCACCTGTGCCTCGTCCGGGACGAGGAGATCGAGCGGCTGAACCGGGAGATCGGGAGCTGGGAGAAGAAATACCGCACCCTGGAGGACGCCATGCACCGCATGTGGCCGGAGGAGGGGACGGGGAAATGACAAATTCCGAGAAGACCCGCCGGTGGCTGGAGAAGAATCCGGGGTACCGGCGGCAATGGTACCGCGACAACGCGGCGCGCGTCGGCATGATGCATTCCGCCTGGCGCACCGAGGCGAAGGCCCGGAACGGCCCGAACACGGCGCTCCGGCGCTGGCGGGCGGAGCACCACTACAGCCAGATGGCAGCAGCGAAGCTCCTCGGCGTCAGTCAGCCCACCATCAGCGAATGGGAGACCGGAGCGGTCCGGACCCCGCAGTGGGTCATGGACGACATAAAAAGCGCCGCCCCCCGGTGCTGGAACACCATGGGGACGGCAAAAAAAGAATCTAACACATAAAGGAGTATATCACATGAAACCGACATTTTCAACCCTTTCCAAAGTTTTCCGGGCACTGGCCGTCATTGAGCGGTGCGGCGCGGTCCGGTCCGTGCAGTTCTGGCCTGCGCCGAGCGTGAGCCTCGGCCTTCGGGAATTCAAGGAGATGTTCCCGGAGGCCAAGGGAGAGCCGGGGACGCACGGGACGCTCTACCGCACCGAGGTCTGCGGCATGGAGGTGACGTCATGGCAGGCAAGCTGAGGCCGGAATCCGGCGTCCGCGGCTACATCAAGGGGCGCTGCACCGCCGAGAACTGCTTCCCGGTCGACTGGCACGGAGAAAGCTACATCGACTGTATGCACTGCCGGTACTTCCGGCAGACGGCCCGCCGGTGCGGGATCAACGGGAGCATTCCGGAATTTCCGGACCGGTACATCGGGAGCCAATGCCCGATGATCTTCGAGGAGGATGAAGTCATTGAATAACATGGATCTTTGGAGCAAGATGAGCCAGACCCCGAAGGAAGCCCAGAAGCCCATCAAGGGCGGGCGGCTCAACGGCTTTACCGACATCAACCCCGTATGGCGCTTCCGGATGCTGACCGAGGTATTCGGGCCCTGCGGCACCGGATGGAAATTCGTCATTCGGGACCGGCAGCTCGTCCCGGCGGAGAACGGCGAGGTCAAGGCCTTCGTCTCCGTCGACCTCTACTACAAGGAGAACGGCGAGTGGAGCGAGGCGATCCCCGGCGAGGGCGGCAGCAGCTTCGTCTCGACGGAGAAGGGCGGAAAGTACGTCAACGACGAGTGCTACAAAATGGCGCTCTCCGACGCCATCGGCACGGCGTGCAAGGCGCTCGGCATGAGCGCGGACATTTACTTCGCAAACGGCGACCGGACGAAGTACACCGCGCCGCAGGCGCAGGCATCCCCGGCCTACCAGGCCCCGCGCTGCGAGGTCTGCGGGAAGCCCATCGAGGACATCCGCTTCAAGAGCGGCAAGGTCTCCAGGGCGGAGGACATCGCCCGCACGACGAAGAACACCCAGGGCAAGCAGATGTGCTACTACTGCTGGAAGAAGGCACAGGAGGCCGCAAATGACGCTGGAGACCACGCAGGTTAAATGGCTGAGCGACGGGGATGGGGCCTGGCTCTGCCTCAAGGCCCCGCTCCGGGACGTGATGCACGCCGCCGAGGCGCTGAAGGACCCGAAGGGCTACACGGCGGACATCCGGAGGAAGCGGAAGCGGCGGAGCCTGGATTCCAACGCATACTGCTGGACCCTGATCGGCAGGATCGCCGCGAAGGTGGGAGCGCCGCCGGAGACGGTCTACCGCAGCCTGATCCGCGACATCGGCGGGAACTACGAGGTGCTGCCGATCCGGAACGACGCCGTAGAGGCCTGGTGCAATACGATCTGGGCCGGAAAGGGCATCGGCTGGGTGGCGGATGTGATGGGGCCCTCCAAGCTGCCGGGCTACACCAACGTGATCTGCTACTACGGCTCGCACGTTTACGACACGGCGACCATGGGACGGCTCATTGACGCCGTGATCGCCGAATGCAAAGAGCTCGGGATCGAGCACCTGCCGCCGGAGGAGCTGGAAAGGATGATGACTGCTTGGGACGGAAAGAACACACCTCCATCTCCCGAAGCGTAAAGGAGGCGGTCTGGGAGCGCGACGGACACCGCTGCGTGCTCTGCGGCAGCGCCGAGGCGGGGCCGTGGTGCCATTTCATTCCCCGCGCACGCGGGGGGCTCGGCATCGAGGAAAACATCTGGACGGGCTGCAGGCGCTGCCACAGACTGTTTGACCAGGGGAGCGGCTATGCCGCGGTACAGGCACGGAGGACTGTGCGGGCTTATCTATGCGCCCTTTATCCAGAATGGAACGAAACAGACCTGATTTACGAGAAAGGATGAGATCATGAACGAAGAACAGAGAACCAGTATTTTACAGATGGCGCGCGGCGCGATTCAGGAACGGGCCGACTACGAGATGGCGCGTGTCCTGGACAACATCCTGGACCCGAACACGGAGGCCCGGGCGAAGCGGAAGCTCCAGCTGGCCATTGAGTTCCGCCCGGATGACGACCGCCAGGTGATCGCCGTCAGCGTGACAGCCAAGAGCGCACTCTGCCCGACGAATCCCGTTTCCACGTCGCTCTATATCACCGGAGATGAGCACGGCGAGGCGACCGCCGTTGAAATGGTCCCGAATATTCCCGGGCAGACGGATCTATTCGGGAGTGAGCAGGAACCCGCCGCCGTCCTGAGACTTGTGAAGAACGCCTGATGCTGAAAGGAGAACAAAAAATGCTGAAAGCTGCAATTGAGAAAATCGAATCCATGGCCCGCCCCGAGAAGATCGAGTATGGCGGTTCGCTGTTCCTTGCGGGCGCAGACGGGCAGTATGTGCAGGTCCGCCCGGACCTTGATTTGCCTGAGACCATGCGCCTCCAGAGCCTTGACGCCCTCGCCACCATGGTCCGGGAGGAGGCGCTGCCGCGCTATGGCCGCGTGTATCTCCACGTTCCGGATCACCTGACTGCCGAAGCATTCCTTCCGTCGGGCCCAGATCGCCGGGAGGCCGTGTCGGTGCTCTACAGGGCCTGCGCAACGGACGTCCCCGGCTGGGACCCCGAGACCAAGCTCCAGTTCGAGCGCGCCGCGGTCGCGCTCCAGACGCGCTTCCAGGACAGTCAGGACCGCGCGTATACGCTCCAGCTCCTGAGCCAGATCACGACCGGCGCAAAGATCACCTACAACGACATCGGCGTTGCGACGACCATCGTGACGCAGAAGGGCGTGTCCCTCCAGCAGAACGCGACGATCCGCCCGCTGGTGCATCTCCGCCCCTACCGCACGTTCCAGGAGCTGGAGCAGCCAGACGGTCTGTTCCTGATCCGCATCGACGAGCGCGGCATCACCTTCGTGGAGGCCGACGGCGGCATGTGGAAGCTCTCCGCGCGGAAGACCATCAAGGCGTACCTGGAGACTGCCCTGGCGGATGATATCGAGGCCGGGCGCGCTGTCGTGATGCTGTGAGGAGGATGCGCGAATGCTGAACCACATTGACATTGGCGGGCGGCTCTGCGCCGACCCGGAGCTTCGGAGGACCGCGAACGGGATCGCGGTCACCTCCTTCAACATCGCCTGCGACCACGACTTCAAGGACAGCAGCGGCGAGAGGGGCGTGGACTTCGTTCCCATTGTCTGCTGGCGGTCCACGGCGGAATTCGCCGCCAAGTACTTCACCAAGGGCCGGATGGCCATCGTCTCGGGGCGGCTCCAGATCCGGCCCTACACGGACAAGGACGGGAACAAGCGGACGGCGGCGGAGGTCGTAGCCGAGAACCTCTACTTCGGCGATTCCAAGCGGGAGGACAGACCGCAGCAGTACGAGGAGATCACCGAGGACGATCCGGACCTTCCGTTCTGAGGTGGGCTGATGAGAATGGAATACGATGCAATCCTGTTCCGCGGGGATTCCCTGATGGACTGCGCTGACGCGGATCTAATCCGCCTCGCGGGGCTTACGCAGAAGGATCTCAACGACTTGACGCGGATCCTGCAGAGGCAGAGCGGCACGTTCATGTGCGTCCTTCCGTGGCGGGAGGATGGTGAGCCGGATGCCGAATAGGATTCTCCGCGAGACAGTCTGCACCTCAAACAGCGTGGATCAGCTTTCATGGTTTGAGGAAGTGCTTTTCTACCGGCTGATCGTAAACTGCGACGATTTCGGGCGATACGACGGGCGGGCAGCGATCATCAAGAATCGGCTGTTCCCGCTGAAAGAAAACTTGACACTGAAAACTGTGGAAAATGCTCTTCATGGATTGGCGAGCGCTGGATTGGTTGCCCTCTATTACCGAGAGGACAAACGCTTCCTTTGCCTACCAACATGGGGCAAGTACCAGAATCAGAGAGCCAAGGCAAGCAAGTATCCAGCACCGGAAGAATGCGATACGATGCAGCCTGCAAGCACTTGCATGCAAATGCATGCAGATGTTCCCGTATTCGAGATACGAGAATCGAGATACGGGATGCGAGAATAGGCGCGATGCGCCTGCGCCCGCTCATGAAAAATCGAAAAAAAACACTGCCGTACGCCATGAATACGGCGCTTACCGCAACGTTTTGCTCTCCGACGAGGATCTTTTGAAGCTCCGGGAGGAATTTCCGGACTGGGAGGCGCGGATCGAGCGATTGAGCGAGTATATCGCCAGCTCCGGCAAGAGCTACAAGAACCATCTTGCCACGATCCGGGCTTGGGCCAGGAAGGACGCAGAACCGCAGGGAAAGCCTGCCCAGAGGCCCGGAAAACGCTGGCAGACGGCGGAGGAGTACGACCGGAACGCGCCGGGGGACCTGGAAAAGGCGGCTGTGCGGAGGATGATGGGCGATGGCTGAGAAAAATCCATGCCCCTGCACGAGGGACTGCGAAAAGCGCGGGCCGGGCTGCCACGCGGAATGCCGGGAATACCTCACCTACGAGGCGCGGAAGCGGGAGGATTACGCCAGGAGCGGGCACGATCCCGGCTGGCACAGCACGACGCCGGGCTGCGAGCGGCGCATCCGGGAGGCAAGTCGGAACCAGAGAAGCGGGAGGAGGCATGTGCGGTGAACAAGGCCACCAGGCCGAAGCGGGCGGACGGGACCTTTGAGCGGAGCGGCGGCGCGCCGAGCGTCCGCGGGACTGTGCTCGTGCTCCGGGACGTCGACGAGGTGTTCCCGGAATACCGGCCCGAGAAGGGCCGGGTCTACGAGGCGGAGATCGTCCTGCCCCAGCGGAAGAAGGCCCACGGAAGGAGCTTCTGGCGCTCCGGCTTCTGCATCGTGGACATCGGCGGGAAGCGGATCGTGCTGCGGCCCGGAGAATACAGGGAGGTGGGCGCATGAGAGCCTGCCCGAGATGCGGCGCGTCCTGGCCGGACACGCTCTACGGGGACAAGTTCGGGCACGTGACCGGGTGCAGCTTCTGCACGGACGATCCCGGGGCGGAGTGCTTCGAGCCCTGGGAGCTGCCCGAGGAAGGAGAAGACGATGGACAAGACCTATGCGGACCAGAGGCTTTTTAAGCCAAACAAATACCACGCCCGGAAGGTGACATTCCAGGGCGAGACGTTCGATTCGAAGCACGAGCTGGACTGCTGGCTCCGGCTCCGGGCCGAGGAGCAGGCCGGGCGCATCCGGGGGCTTCGGCGGCAGGTGCGCTTTGAGCTGATCCCGGCCCAGCGGACGCCCTGCGGCGACCTGTTCCGGAAATGCGAATACGTATGCGATTTCGTATACGAACGGGACGGACGGACCTGCGCGGAGGACGCGAAAAGCCCGGCGACCAGGACCCCGGCCTATATCATCAAGCGGAAGCTGATGCTCCGCGTCCACGGAATTTACGTGGAGGAGGTTTGACATGAACGAACTGAGAGTAAAAAACTGCCGCATGAACGGCTGCTTTGACTGGGCCATGTATGGCCGCAAGGCCTGCGTCGGCTGCGGGCACGACAAGGCGGAGCACGACCGGCGGATGAAGCTGCCGCTCCACAAGGACGCGGACGGGCTGCTGCGGATCCATGTGGAGGAGGAAGCGGATGGGGCCACAGATTAACATCCTCGACGAGATCATCGTTGACAATTTCGCGGGAGGAGTGCGAGGAGCAAATCTCACGGACTTCTGCAACTACGGAAGCGGTGGAATGGGATGACGCATCTGAGCCTCTTTTCCGGGATCGGCGGACTGGATCTTGCGGCGGAATGGGCGGGATTCACGACTGTCGGGCAATGCGAATTCGCCGAATACCAGACGAAGGTGCTGGAAAAACACTGGCCGGACGTACCGCGCTGGCGGGACATCCGGACGCTGACAAAGGAGAGTTTTTATGAGCGAACCGGACTTCGAACAGTTGACGTTGTTTCCGGAGGATTTCCCTGCCAGCCATTTTCCGTGGCTGGAAAGCAGAAAGGCAAAGGGGACGACCGTTACCTATGGCCTGAGATGCTGCGCGTTATCCGCGAGCTGCGCCCGCATTGCGTCGTCGGTGAGAACGTACCTGGAATCCTCAAGATTGCCGCCGGGCAGGTGGTCGAGGATCTGGAGCGCACAGGATATCACGTCGTCGTGTTCAATTTTGAAGCTGCGGCTGTCGGAGCGTGGCACCGGAGAAGCCGGGTGTTTTTTGTTGGCTACACCGACGGCGCTCGATCCCGCAAAGGAGAAAATGAAAAGCACCCAGCAGAAGGGAGAATCAAGGCACAGCTTGGATTTACCACAAGCGGTGAAGCTATGGCCGACACCGATAGCGGGGCAGTGCGGAATGACGGCGAAAACGAGCGGGCGCGAACCGGGAAAGAGTACGCATTTGGGAATGCAAGTGTTGATCCGGAGCGGCTTATATCCGACACCGAGGGCGAACGAGGGCAAGGACAGACTGCAACACGTTCCGCCGAGCCGGATGAAAGACCATGGGAAATGCAACCTGACGCAGGCGATAGCGATGGAACGACTGTTTACGACACCATGCGCGGCGGATGCAACGGGAACGACCGGAGGAGCGAATCACAGGAGTTTGCGAACGGACGTTGCTGGGCAGCTGAACCCGGAGTGGGTCGAGTGGCTAATGGGATTCCCCATCGGGTGGACAGAATTAAGTGCCTCGGAAACGCCGTAGTGCCGCAGCAGGCATATCCGATTTTCATGGCACTGATGGACGAGCTGAAAGGAGAAAGAACATGACACTGACGGAACTGCAGAACAAACTCGGCGAGCAGATCGAGTTGCTGACCGACAAGAATACGCCGTACAGCGCGAAGAAGAACCTCGCGGACGTGGCGATGACGGTATCTTCCCTTGCGAAGCAGATGATAAACAACGCGGATGTGGTGCTCCGCACTGAGAAACTGGTCGCGGAGGGAAAGCTCAAGCAGAGTGCGATTGAGAGCTTCCTGCGATGAGACGCTACGTCCGCTTCACGGAGCCGCAGGAGCTGTGGCTCCGTGAAAACTACGGGAAAGTCGGAAGCTATGACGAGCTGACGACGCGCTTCAATGAGACGTTCGGCGCAGAGCGGCGCAAGGACGAGATCCGCGAGAAATGCACGAAGCGTCTCGGTTTGAAGGGGATGCAGAATCCGACTGTCTATGGGAAAAAGGCGAAGGAGGAACTGCCGATCGGAACGATCCGCAGGAGCCAGACCGGAACGTACATCAAAGTGCAGCATGCGCAAGGCATCGGCTTCAGCGGCTATTGCGAGCCGTACTGGCTGCCGCTCCAGAAGAAGATCTGGCAGGACGCGCACGGGAAGCTGCCGGAGGGAAAGATGGTATGCTTCCTCGACGGGAATCCGCAGAATTTTGATCTTGCCAACCTCTATCCAATCGACCGGAGCATCGCGGCGATCATGGCGACTAACAAGTGGTGGACGAGCAGCAGAGAGCACACACTGACGGCGATCAAGTGGTGTGAATTATACTATGCAATCAAAACAGGAGGGTGAACGATGGCAAGGATGATTGATGCTGACAAGGTTGTTCCGCTTTGCCGATTGCTGTTGGTAGGTCACGACAAAGGAGTAGCCGATGCAATCGCAAAAAATTTACAGGATGTGGTTGACACCCATACCGTGGATGCCGTCCCGGTGGTCAGATGCCGAGATTGCGTTCATGC